TGAAAACAGTCTTTCCTTTAAGACATGTTCATAAAGTTTTGGTTGTGATCGTTTTATTACACCTATTTCTGGGTTGGCCTCCGCTTTTGCTCTTTGAGCTCTCATCTCTTCATAGTAATCTTCTCGTGTATAGGATGGATGTTCATATCCAGAGGGGATTTTGTCGAGACATGATAATTTTATTTGATCTACATCGGATGTACCAATGAGATCAGCATAATCTTTTTCCGCATTAGTAAGGGCGCTCGCTGGAGTTATTTTATTTGCTAGGGCTTCTTCAAACGCCTTATCAAAGACGTTTGTTGCCGCCAATAATGTTTCAATTGTGTCTTCATTTGGAGTAAGTGAAATTTCTATACATTCAGGGAATGACTGGATAGAATTAAAGAACGAGGAACGTGCTTGATAAACAGCCATCGATAATACTGGATTGATTCCAACGACTGATGTTAGAGTTTTTCGTTCCGAAATATATACGTAATAATTAGAATTTCGGTAACATCGGATTTCGATTGCACCGTGTTCTTTTACGCGCAGATTGCAAAACGCACTGAGGGAAGAAGAAGCCATCAATGGTGTGATTTGATAGCGATCTACAACTTGCTGATAAGCGTGAAGTTTACTTGTTTTCTTATTGGGTCCGCAACCAACAAATTTTGTTGGATTGCCTTCCCAGTCAATCAGCATAGTAAATTTTGATTCTTTCCCCTCAGTGGGTATTGGTAAAGTGTGTGCCAGTGTTACTGGCTTATTTAATTTATAATGGTTACACCATTCTTCGACAAGAACAATATCGTTGTGACCACTCATATTTGTTTGTATTTGATCAATATTATTGAATGAATATAAAGAATTATTTAAAATGTTTCTTCCTGAGATTATACCCTCTGTATATATCTCACGTGTCAAGTGATCTCGCATATCAATTCCGTCGATTATTGATTGTTGAACTCCTTTTTCACGCATTCGGCTTGCAATTCGTTTTGCAATGAGAAGGTATTTCTTAAATTGTGAAGGCGTATGGAGTGATGCTTCATTGAGTGCATTATTGATTGAATCAACGACTTGATGGTTTGTTGTCCATACAACATCTCTTCCTCGTACACGTGTAATTATCTCACGTGTAACGGGTGATACCCACTCAAATAAGGCAAGAATTGTTTTTTGTTTTAAAGGACATACTACAATTTGGCTTCGGGTATAACGAATAGTTCTACTACAAAATGCCAAATCTTGTTCATCTTCAAATTTTAATTCACTCTGTTTGTCTGGTGAAGTTACCATCACGCCAAGCTTTTGATAATTTGCGACCATAGTGGGAATAATTTGTGGATTTTTTGCTACAGGCGGTGACACACCTATTGTAACATCATCTCCTAATATAATAGGATCAAAGTTTGCCGTAATCCATTCAGGTGTATTTTTATTGTCCTTCATTAGTACATAGTACATCATTATTTCGTTAGCTATTGAATCACCAAGCGAAGTGAAATACATTCCAGATGATATGCCTTGATGTGTTCGACATAAATGATTGCCAACCAGTTTATAAGAATAGCAAGTTTGTAAGGTCATCGCATTTGCAATAATATTTGCCTTTTCCTTTGATTGACCGGCAACGATAAGTGCAAGATAATAAGATTTCTG